CGTTACATTTGACATATTGTTCTCCTAAAAGGAAGGGGCCGAAGCCCCTATCCTAATGCCGTTTAGTTGATGTCTGTGAACTTTGCAAAGATACGCACAACAGCAGCGGCTGGTACAGCAGTACCAAGCGTGATGTCGATAGTATCAGCAGCAGCGTACACCTTACCACCACTCAGAGTGGGAGCAAATGCACCAGACGACAACACGGGAACGCCACCAGAAGTAGCAGCCGAGTTTGCTGAAGTTGCAGCCAAGTAACCAGCGGCGGCGGAGCCGTCACCGATAGAGATGGTGCTAGTTACGCCAGCAGCAGTGGTAACTACCATACCCACGTTAGACACCAAAGTGCCTGCGGGGATAGGGATAATTTCCATTACGTCAGAAGCAGCCAGTGCAGTTGCACCAGCAGCAGAACGTGCTGCAATGATCGCTGGGAAGTCAAGAATCATCTCCACCAAATGAACTTTGTGAAGTGCATTTGAGGGGAGGGCGGCTGAGCCTTTGTTAAAGCCCAAGGTATCGGTATATGTAGCCATTTTAAATCTCCAAAAAAGGTTAAACGAGGAGGCCGAAGCCCCCTAATTGATTAAGCCAGAGTCACAATGCCCTGAGCCAAAGCTTCAGGCTTGACAACTTTGTAGCCATACACTTGCAAGCCACGGACGATATTGCCGAAGGTGGACTCAGAGCGGATGGTTTCCATTTCAGTCATCTGTGAGGCAAAAGTAAAGCCCATTCTGTGACCAGCGATCAAGCTAAACTTACCGCTGGTAACGCTCAGGTTGTGGCTCATGTAAATGGTGAAGCGGTCGATCATGCCGAGGCGACCGTTACGGATAACAGACTGTGCGTCACCAGTAATAGAAGCATCCTTCAGATCGGACTTCTTAATGAAACCAGCCATCTTGGCAGGAATAACCAAGAAACGGTCGCTCTCAGGAGCATTGGCTTCGTCCAACACTGTGCCCAAGTCGATGATGTACTCCAAGACGTTGGTCTTAGTAATCGCAATAGGAGAACCAGTCGTACCTAAGTCAATGTTGGCAGTAATGCGGCCAGCAGTTGCACCTTTATTCAAGGAAGAAATACCGGGCAGCATGTCAGTCAACACACGTTGGTCAATCTTAATCTTCATCTTTTCAGATGCGTCTTTAGTCCAAGTGTCCATCAAGTTGATGTCCGATTGAACTTTGTCCACGTCGTCTTCGATGCAGGAGAAGTACTCGCCTTTGTCAATCAACAACTGCAACTTAGCTTTGTCTGGATTCTCAACTTGGAGAGTCTGACCTTTTACATAAGTGCGGATGGTGACTTCAGGAGAAGTGCGGATATTGACGGTATCGCCATATGAGCGGATTTCGCCTTCGTAGTCAGTGTTAGAGATTGCTGCGAGCACGGTGGCATCGTAGAAATTCTCAATGAGTTTGCCAGACCAGATTTCTGGAATGAAGTTGCCCGAATACTGTGGGCGGCCAGCGGCGTTAGGGTATGCCATGATGAAGCTCCTTGTCTAGTTAAACAACAATACGACCTTCTCGCTGTGCAGCGAAAATGTCGCGTTCGATTCGATCACGCTCAGTCTCACGCCCTTTGTACTTCTGCGAACGGACATCGTTGAAAAAGGTTTTGATGTCATCCGCAGAGTATGTCTTGGCGCTGGAATTGTTGGACGGGTTAGAGCCGCGTGAGCGACCCGGTGCAACCTGTTTTTCCAATTCCGAACCTTGCGTATTTCGGTTAGCGCGAGCACCAGTAGGCTGTCCATTGATCTCACCCCATGCTTGGAAGAAACTAATAACACGGCGAGTGTCAAGATTACGCTGTGCGTCCTCAAGATACGTCTGCCGAGTAATCCCAGTTAGCGGATCAACCTCTAACAACCAAGACTGAAAGGCTTGAGTGTCATTGACTGCACGCCAATTAGGGACATTATCAGTTATATCTGCCCAGAATTTCTGCTCTGCGGTAACAGCTTGTCTGTGCGCCACTGCTTGTACCTGAGGTACAACGCTGGTGTGCATCTGACGAAACATACCTTCCAACTGCGCAATCTTCTGCGCCACGGGCATTAACTCCTCGCGGCTAACTTTCCGCATAACATCCAGTGACTCACCATATTCCTGCACATCTTGGTCGGTGACCAAGGGGTCGTGCTGGGCTTGGCGTGCTTGGGGTTGTTGTTGCGCGGAAAGCGAAGAAAGCAGTTGTTCAAGCTGCTGAACGCGCCCTTGCATTTCACGGTTATGTGCGTGTAAGCGTGGGACTTCTGCGTTGTACATACCCTGAAGGGTTCTGTACTTCTGGACAACATCTTCTGAACTTTGGGTTCCTGCTGACGGTTGCTCTGTATTTTCAGCAGGGTGAGCAGCATCGTTAACGCCAGAATTCTCGTAGGAAGAAGGGTCATTGTCATAAGCGGACTCATTGGACGGAGTGTTTCCATTGGCGACATTTTGTGCGCCTTGGTTTTCTTCGTCGTTAAGTTGCTTGTACAACTCCTGTACAGCCTCGGTCTGTTTGCGAATTTGCTCTGGAAGTGCCATTTTTACGCTCCTATCGGTATGCGTTAACTAGACGGCGAGTCATTTTGACTTTGCCGCTACAAAATCAGGGGCATCTTTGACAAGGTTGTACACCTCGCCCAATACCTGACAGCGCCCCTGTGGGACTGCCGGGTTGTTTACTGCAAGTGGCAACTTAGATAACTCGTGCTCATACCACATCTTAAGCCATTCCCGGACTTCTGGGAACTGGCGTGAGACGTTCGCAAGCGCTTGCATTGCCTTGTCGTCAGGACGGATCATGCCGCCCTCCCACTTACACGATTACTGACTACGTTGCCATCCATACCACCTTTGGGAGAACCGTCCGGTTGAGTAGGTGTAGGCTCTTGTTGCGATTGCTGTGCAGCAATCTGAGCCTGCGCCCTACCAAGGAACGCAGATTTCTCCCGAGATGGAACGATGTCATCCACAGGCATTTGCAACCCTTTAGCGATCTCACGAAGGATCGCTGCCCTACCATCCTTACCGACAATTTCCATGTCGATCTGATTGGCGGTTGCATTAAGGAACTCGATACGGCGCACGTTAACGGTCTCTTTGACCGCCAAGTTAACTGCGCCTCTGGCTATAACTTGTGCGTCGCCCTTGATGGACTCATCCTCGTCATAACGCATGTTGTAAACAAACTGGCGTTGCACGATGGGTTTAATCACATCGCTGTCAATGTGCATCACGACTTGGCGAATACCCTTACCGGATGCGCCCATCAACATGGACAAGCCAGAAGAAGTACGGCCAGCGCCTTGTACATTCAAGTCGCCATACATGTACGCCGGAATACCGGAGTGCTCGTCAGCCAACTTGCTGAATCTCTCGTACACAGCCATGAGAGTATTTGCATTGTCTTCAGGTTGCGTAAACCGCACGGCAGGGGCACTCGAGCCAATAGGATCGTTGAGCGTCTGCCAGATTTTCCAAGGGTGAATCTGTGTGATGTCCTCGTTGGGCGGCAACCGCTCAAGGTTAACTTCGACCTGTGGGCCGGAAGCAATACCCATGTTGTTGACCAAGGCTCGTGCTGAAGCATTACAGACGTTCTGCACGTCCTCAATGACTTCGGGAATAGCCTTACCCCAGAATGAACCGGGGCACTTGATAAACGAGGTTTTAGCGTACGGCTTCTCACCGAGGGGGTCGTAGTTCAGTACGGCCTTGATGGTGTAGTTGCCTACTTGCCAGATGTTGGCGTCATACTCACGAGCAGAATCAGGAACATCGTCCTCAGTAAGACCCCACTCAATCAGCATCTTGCCGGATACTTTGCCCCAGAACTCTAGGGTATCGAACATCTCGGTCGGGCGCATGTGCGAATAGAACTTACGCTCTTGCTCTTGCTTGAGGAGTTCCACATCCATGTTAATCCAAGACTGACCATTGCCAATATCAAGGACTTTGCGAATAGCATCATCGTCGTAGCCGGGGACACCGATCAAGTCGGCAAGTTCCATCCGGCTCAAGCGATGATGCTCGAACAGGTAACCGTCCTTAATGTTGGTGATGCCCGGCTCAGGGTAAATACGGAACGGATCAACTCGTTCGTGTTCTGGCGCAATTCGTTCGATTGGCTTAGCAACAGTCTTACCTGTAAGAGGATCAGTCTCCCATCCAAGTGCACGTTGCCTACGGACAACTGGCCCTTTGATGAACGCCGAAGGGTAGGTTACTAGGTCGGTAACAAAATCGTTGAAGGCTTCAGCCCAGCCGCCTTGAGCAAACTGATCGCTGATCTTGATCTTCATTTTGTCAGCACGGTTCTGTGCTTCTTGCAAAATATTAAAGCGATAGTCTTGTGCGACCATCTCTTTGATCTCGCTCATTGCAGCAGGGTTAGGCGCTTGCCCAGTTTCCTCGACAAGTTTTAAAACCTTGTACGCAAAAATTTCTTGGATAGCCTTTGACTGCTGCGGAGACATATCAGGGATTGGAGTCGCATGAATATCCCACGGAGGTGTACCGCTATCAAGCAAAATGTCTCGCAGCCAAGACTCGGCTGCACGACACTTTACTTCAGTAATCATCATGTATATATCAGAACCGCCCTGTGCTTTGATGTCACGAGCTTTATCGTCTTCGTACTCACCGTTGCGCTGGCGTAACGCCTTAAGCATCTTCTGCTCAATAGGTTTCTTCGCTTGTTGCGCAGCATCCCAGCACTCGCGTAGATAAGCTGAAAGGCCAAGGATTAATGGCTGACTCTGGCGTTCCGCCAAAGCTTTATCCGAATCCTCTTTCTCTTGTTGACGAGAGAGGTCAGAATTACTTACAACGCGAAGGAATGACAGACCAGCCATTTAGTTACCCCTTGGTACAGAATAGTATCTATCACCAAACTTTTTAATTTCTGAGCCGCGTGCTTTTTCTGCGGCATCTGCTTTGTCCCACGTGGGATGAGCACGACCTTTTAAGACCATATACGAATCATTGGGTAGTTTGTATTGTTTCTTTGCTTCGGCACTTGCCGGAGAAACAGAACCCCAATGTCCTTTGTTCTCGCCTGTACCAGTTGCGCCCATACCACTCTTACGTGCTGTAGTGTAGTCGTAGTCACTACCTTCTGGGTCAAAAGTTGCAGCCTCTACAATACCACCATCGCGGTAACCTTTGGGTGACACCATCCCCGGCGAAGCCATTTTGGGATTCGTTGAGGTAATGATGGAACTTTTACCAACTTGTGTAGCCAAGGCCGCCTCCTAAGTTGCTCTTATCGCTAGTGTATACCAATACACAAACTTGTTGTCAACAAAAAAATCCCCCGGAACTTTCGCCCACGGGGGTAACTCCAACTGAACGGAGGGTGACAACTGCGTGAGCAGTGAGGAAATCATATCATGTCCATCCAGCGGAAGCAACTTGTTTGACTTCTCTACGTCTAGGTAAAGATGTGCCTTCACCAACGCTGGTGATATGCAGCATCAGATACTGTAGCGCTTCGGCCACGTGCGAATGTTTGTTCTTGTCAATATCTCCGTCGCCTTTGGGCTTGTAGCGATACCCGCCCATCATGGCGGCTTTAAGCTGTGTGCACCCCGGGTCTACGAGAAACGCTGGGTCGCCGTCCACCTGACGCATGAGGAAGTCATCAACCGCATTGATCCGAGCCGAGATGTTGTTGGTCTTAGCAGGGATAACCCTTAGTCCTTCTGCTTTGATGATGTCCACTGCCGAGCGTTCATCGGTCTGCGCCCGTTGTATGCCCGCCGGGTCGGTGACGATCATAATGGGTGCACCACCGAACCGTTCGTAGATCAGTGGTTTGAGCATGGTACGCACGAAACGCTGGATGCCCATATCAAACGATACACATTCGGCAAGTATCAGGGCGCGACCCCGAGGGTCTTGCTGCCCAAGGATGGCTGCGGGGGTAAGCCCTAAGTCCATGCCTACGACGATGGGGCGAACTCCATTACTGATGGGGCGGAGCTTTTGCTTAGCCATGTGGTAGTCCGGCCTGAAGTATTTGTACACCGGCATACCTGCCGATGACAGTCCATACTCCCCGTCGATGTATACGCGGATGTATTCTTCGCTGCGACCTTGGGTATCGTAGTAACCCTCGGGCAGGTTCTCGACATTCTCTGCATACACACTGCGTCCGGACGGCTGTTTGAAAACATCCCACCCGTTGTTGTTAGGAGATACGCCGTCCTTAACGTCCAGCCCCTCCATCTGGTAGTACCACCACGTATCCATAGTCGGTGGGTTGGTGTCGCCCCACATTCCATGCCACGTCGGGCCACCGTCTTTGGCCGAGGGGAATCGTCCGATACGTTTGGACATCGCGTCCATGATGTCGGGGTGAATGTCTCGACACTCGTTGAACCAAGCGAAGGACAACTCCAACGAGTTTAAGTTGGCAACGTCGTCTGCATCGTCCAGTGCTCGGAACATAATCTCGCACTCGATGTCGCCCACTTTGAAGAAGTAAGTCTTGGTGGTGCGCATGTAGTCACCACACACCCCCGGTGGAAACCAATCGAGGAACGTCTTAATCGTCGTGTCCTGCAACTGGCGTGCAGTCTCACGCACAATCGCCGCCCGTGTTTTGCGTATGCCTTGGGCATTGGGTTCTTGCATCGACGCTCGCCGCACAATCTCAAACGAACAAGTTACGGACTTGCCGGAACCGACCGGCCCCATCAACACCCGCATCTTGCGGTCTGACTCCATGAACTTCTCGCCAGTTGGCGGCGGTGTATAGTCAATATCAAGTGCCATTAGGCGCTCCTACCAATAGGACAACAAACTCACGCCCCCGCTTTTTACTGCGGGTAATCTTGGTCTGAAACGAAACGCTGGCGCGACCAAGCGCGTTCTCGAGCATGATAGCTTCGGAGGCGCTTCTTAGTTTGACGGCTTTAAAGCCGTCATAGGTTTGGGTAAAGAGTTCTTCAATGTTCGATGGGAGTTGCATCCACTACCTCAGATTGGTTGTCAATAATTTGTACTGCGTGCTGTTGGCCGCCCAAGTTTATATTGATACGAACTCCGCCGCCATTGCCTTCGTTGGTAACTTCACCCTTTGGCTCCAAGCCTGCCCACTTAACAGTGGACTTAATCAGGTCGGCCTTGACTGCGGGTGAAACTGCGGAGTCGTGGATCAACAGCCAAGATGTGGTAAGGAGTTCTTCAGCTTGCGCACGCGCCTTGAGCTTGAACGTCATCCCTTTACTGCGGATTTCCTCACGGTAGGCATCCACCTTCTTGAGGAAGATGGGGTCGGCATTAAACGACAGTACATCGGTAGACGAAATCTGATGCCGCCCTATAACTTCTTG